GAGAGAAGCCTTTTCTAGAACAATAAAGAGGCGACGTACATTGATGCGATCAAATGCGCTTGGTTTAGTAAGCAACGTCTTGTCACCATATAGAACCACGCCCTCGCCTGGGAACGATACGATTGGGTTGACACCCTTCTTGTATAGTTCGTCACGATTTGCTTGGCTTGGGTTATATGCCAACTTGATGACGTTCTTCAACTGACCGCGATTGAATCCAGCTGGTGAGAACCATGGATCGCGTTCTTGGTCTGTACGAGCGCAGAGACCAGCAACGTCACCGTTACATGGAACCCAACGGTAAGTGTCGTTGTACTTGTCGTACATATACTTCCAGTTGCTGTCCATCACAGCGTATGATGTTGATGGTAGAGCCTCGCGGTAGTTGACTACTGAGGCTACTGGATCAGTAGCAGTTACGTTTGCATAATTTGGTGAGATAAATCCTACTGCGTCGCGACGTGCGCTAACAATATCAATTACCTTCTCAGCAACTGATTCACCATAACCACCTGTCATTACTAGAGAGATGTCTACGTTTTCTGTTGAAGCAAACTGATTGTAAGCGTTCATAACATTTCCAGTCGTCACTGTACCATCTGTACCGCGAGCGAAAGAAATCGTTAGATTCTCACCTTCGAATGCATGAGTTGAGTTAGCAGCAACGCCCCATGTGTCGTTATTTTGACCGAAGCCATAAACATAACGTGAGCTGCGATAGAGAACATCCTTCCAATAAATGCTATTGCCAGATTCGTCTTTGGCGTTTGTTGCCTTTGAGACATAAGCAAAGCGTTCGATGACGGTGTTTGGTGTTCCTGAGAACAATCCATCTTCGTCGATGACAGCAATGTGCATTTCGTCGTTTGCTAGGCTGTTGTGATTAGCAGCAACCCATGTAGAAGTTCCAGGAGCAGAATCGAAAAACTCACGGTATGCAGCAGAACCGAACACAGAAGCGTTTGCGTTTGCAATGAAGGCGACCTTCAATGAGTTACCGCGTGAACCAGGATAGCGAGCAGCAAGAACGATATCTGTGTTTGATGCGCTATGATACGTTGAGAAGTAGTGATCTTCACTCTTCATCTTGACGTTTGCAGCGCAAGAGACTGGATCAACATTCAATGCAACTGCAGAGTTGAGCGTTGCAGCATCAGCACGTGATACGAATAGGCTGTTGCTGTAAGAAAGGAAGTTTGCAGCGGTGAAGAATGGTAGGAAAGTAGTGGCGTCTGGTTTGCCATATACTTCTACAAGTTCATCTTCAGAAGAAACTTGACGGAGGACGTCGATTGGACCCCACTGGAATGCGCCACCAATAGCGCCAGTGGCTGTTGAAACTGCTGGAACAACTGTAGTTGCATCAATTTCAGATACATTCACACCTGGTGATACTTGAAAAGCCATGTTTTTGCTCCTGTCTTGGAGGATAAGAAATCTACTGATTATTTAGTATTTTGGGGTTTTTACCGTTCCACACTCGACCAAACAGCTCCATCTTCAACAAATGCAACAGAAGATCCATTATCTACATCTATATGACCTGCTAAAATAGAATCGCCGATGGATTCTTCTTCGATCATTTTCAGGTGTTCTTCGTTGAGTTTTCTTCGAATATCGATATTCGTCATGTCTGTAAAGAATTTTTGACTCGTGAGCCAAGAAAAAAGAACCAAACACATTACCAAATCGTCGTGGCTACCCTCTTCAGCCTCGAACGACACCCCATTACTGACGAAAGTGGAGAGTTCTGAGATAATCTCATAGTCTTGGATAATTAGCTGCTCTCTTTCGATTAGATTTTTCAATAGAGTGCAACCCAATCGTTTGACTGATTTCGTTGTTTTGACACCGCGACCGCTTTTTTGACCATAACCAAAGTTGACCAAAAGTTTTTTATTGAGTTTAGACTTACCGTGCTCGACCGTCGAGAGAATATGTTCGTATTCGTAATCTTCGAATAGGATATCGGCGATCTGTTGACCGTTATCGTTCGTTTCGATCAGCTGATATGCATTGTTGTAATACATACCGACTTGTTTTAGAACCGCAGGATAGACAAGTGGGCTGATCTCATTATCTTTATATGTCGCAACGACTTTATATGGCAGTTGAGTTGTATCAATAACGGTGAAGGCTGAGTAGTCTAACCCCTTACCGCGAGATGTATCAACAGTTATGAAGTAAATCTTATCTGGCTTCGCTTCTTCATAGATATTCAAATTCTCTATCCCAGTGGTTATCGTCGGTTTGATGAACGACATCGCGCGCAAAGCTCGAGCGCTGATCAACGTGCCTGACGATCCGAGGAATTCGCATTCCATTTCCTGCATAAACTTCTGATCGCCAAGAACACGGAATTGCTCATCAGCCCATGCTTGGTCACGACCTGGAACTTCACGCCAGTTTGCAGAGATATAAGTGAAACCGTTGTGCCCTTCGACCGCATCAGTCCACATCTTATAAAAGTGGTTCATGCCGTTTGGTGTCGAAGAAATTAGAATCTTAGAATCTTTACCAGAAGAAATGGTAGGATAAACGGACGTGAAGAATTCATCAGCGATATTTGTCGGGACGAATGCAAACTCGTCAAGGTATAGAAGCGAGATGGAGAAACCACGGATCGCGCTAGATGCCGTTGAGTTAGCAAGAATACGACAACCGTTTTCTAATTCAATATCACCCTTGTTCCAGGTTTTGACACCCTGCTGAATCCAAAGCGGTAGTGCTTCATAGGCGAGTTTGATACGATTCAAAATTTCTCTTGACGTACTGGCTTTGTTAGCAAGAATCGCGACGGTTTTATCTTGATTGAATAGAACATACCAAAGAATGTAACCAACAACCATCGTGGTCTTACCGACCTGACGTCCTGCCTTTACGATAATCTGGCGGTTCTTATTGAACTTATCAATGGCTTCTTTCTGAAATGGATATAGTTTGATTTGAGTAAAACCAGTGTCAAGCATAACGACCTTGACGTAGTTCTCAATAAAATATGTTGGACTTTCTGAGCACTTGACATACTCTCTGACTTGATCTTCAGTCAGATTCAGCGTCATATTGACTCGTTTTAGTCTTGGATTACCAAGATAATTCTTTATTCTACTTGGCAGATTCATTCTTTAGTTGCTTCAATAGTTCCGCTGTGCTACCAACAAACACTGCTTTATCTACATTGATGTTTTGTGTTTGTGCTTGCTGCTCTTTTGGTATGAGATCTTTTTGCTGCTTTTGTAAAATCATGAGTTTCTCTGTAACGTCAGAGAGATTCTTGATCATGTTTGCAGCAACTTCATATGCTCTTGGATGTTGCGATTCACGAGCAACCTCAAGAATACCATCAAGTGCTTCGTTGCCCTTTTCGATTAGGTTATAATAGTTTGCGCGTGAATAATGCGCATCAGGATTTTGTGATTCGTCCTGATGAATTGTGATGGGCTTATCTGATTTTTCGCTCACTACGGGAACATAATCAGTATTCAAAATGTCAGCAAGATTTTTATCTACATCACTCATAAACCAAACCTAGATTTATCATTGTTATAATTTTGCGCAACTTCCGCAGAATTTAGTGATCGATTGTACAATCTAGTGACACCAATTTTGCCAGTAACATATTGACTATACTCGCCGCCGTTATAACTACCCAAATATAGTGGATTAGTAGAGTTCAAGATACTAGCAAAAGTATGATTTACTGTGCCTATCAATGATCCATTGATATATGTGTCAATAGTTTTTGTAAGTCCGCTATTAGTCCATACATAAACTACTTGATACCATGTGTTCAATGAGAAAGTATATGATGAACTTTCGACAAAAGTTGATGGAGAACCGTTACTGAATTGAGCAACCAAACTTCTGCTAGTGTTATATCTGATAGAATATGACACATTTTGTGCCAATCCACCATTATCAAACTTCCCAAGTATTACACCGCTAGTAGATGCTGAAGATACATTGAACCATGCTTCCATAGTCCAGCTACCGCTACCTGGCTCGAGTGATGAATTGTCGGCAATACTAACATAACTATTTCCGCCATAATTGAAAGCAGTCT